TGGCGTGCCTTGCTGTAGCACCTTGATCGCTGGCGCTACCGAACCCAAAGCCTCGGCGGTTTGTGTCGCCTCGTTCAGCTGCTGCTGCACCTGCGCCTGTTCCTGGCGCTCTGCTCGCTCGCGCATAATCTCACCTTCACCCTTTGTCACGCGGGCCGGGATCGATAGCGTGTGCAGCATGTAGCGGACCAGACCATCGGTATCGAGATGGTCAAACACTGTCGGGTCTATTCCAGCAAGCGGGCTGAGAAGTTCGAACAACCGCACGATGCCCTGCACGTCGGACTGACGCTGCGCTTTCGCGAGCGGGCTGACGTACTCAATATCCAGATCATTGTTCAGCAGCGTCTCTGGCGCGGCCGGCAATTTATTCTGCCGGTTCAATATTTCGTATACGCGGCCAATCATGGGCTGAAGAAGTTCAGCCTGGAGACGACCCAGCACAGGCCCAAGTAGCCTCATCTTCTCTTCAGTGCGGCTGACCACCTCGGTCGCAGTCATCTGCGGCCCGGTGCCAAGTGTAAGCTGATCGACGTAAAACGCCGATCGGATCGCCTGGCGGCGCTGTTCTTCAAGATTAAGGCCAAGCGGATTGTTAGCGCCAATCTGCAAAGGCTCGATGCGATCGCGCGTACCGCCGCGATAGAAATTCAAGCCGCCTGGTGTGGTGCGGATCGGCAGCATGAACCCATCGTCTGGCACCATCAGGGGCGGGTCCACCTGCTTCTGTGCGGCCATGATCGTAACGCGCGACATGGCGTTAATCATTTTCGCATCAGGTAAACTGGTCATCGCGGGCGAACGTCCGTAATTTTGTTCGAAGCTGCTTTTGAGCCAGCGGGGTGCAACATAGGGAAACTCGTCATAGCCGGCTTCGCGCAAAACAATTTTCTCGCCGGGGTCCATGTAAATACTGGCAAACGGTTTGTTGTTCGCGTCAATGCGTTGTGCGTCACGCTCAGTGCGCGGCATCACCACATGCACCAGCTTGACCTCTTCGTAAGGGTCACGCTCCAACTTGCGCTGCATCTTTTCGCCAAGGTTCTCAGCACCAAACATCTGCGCGACCGATCGCACAGACATTTTGAACTCGCGGAACACCGTGTCTACGCGGCCAAACTGATCTTCGGACAGGTAGCACTCGCTGATATGGCGGGTGCCGAAACGGACGCCTTCGCCTTCGGGTGCGGCATCAATCATCATCACGCCGGTGCCAAACGTCACCAGGTCGCTGTACAATTCGTGTATCTGTTCCGCAAAGTTACTGCGCTGAAACTCGCGCTGCATGATACCCGTGACGGCTTCCAGAAACTCCTTCGCCTCGTCGTCGTTGTTCAATTCCTCATCGAGGTATGCCAGATCAAACCAGTTCATTGACGGGTTGGTCAGCATCCCATGCAGTGAGGCGGAAAGCATTTCAGCGGCTTGGATCGCGGTGCCGTCGTAAATCTGCTCCATGCGCTTGTCGCCGGCAGAACGCTTCTTCGTCACGTCCGCCTTACGCGGCACAACGTACTCGGCGACCTCTTGCCAGTGCTGCTCCCACGTCGCGCGCTGTACGCGCAGCTTGTCCAGCCGCTTCAGCAGAACGCGGGCGCGATCGTCCTCCGCCATACTAGGCGCCCAGCTTTTCTTTGGTGTCAGTCGAGGCGCTACCCAAAACGCTGGTTGTCATGCGTGCGCCAGTGCCGGCGCCGGTGCGGACCTTTGCCAGACGCTGTTTATCCTCGCCGTCCTTGTCGCCTACGTTGACAACAGCACTAGGGCGCACCACAGGCGCTGGCTGCACGGGCGGCGGGGGCGGTGGCGCAGGGGCTGGCCGTGAAAAAACTCCGCTCATTTATTTACTCCCCAGCAAAGACGTTTTGCTGACTTCTGCTTCGGTGGTTAGTCCTGATCCGCTGGTCGCGATCGTGCTGGTCCGACCTTTGCGGCGTTTGAGATCTGCACGCACATCATCCTCAACTACGGTGCTGGGATCTTTGATCGGCGCGGGTGGCGGGACGGGCGGTATCGGCGGCGGTGCCGGTGCTTTACTGGAAAAAAGACCACTCATGCGGCTGCTCCAAATGGATCGTATTTATTCTGCGCAACCGCCTGGGGCGGTCGTGCGTTGTCGGTGACGGTTTTCATGCCAACAGCCATATAGCGAAACGCATCAGCGGCATGGCTTGACCAATCGTGTACTGGCTGGTCGCGAAATTTTCTTGTGCGGTCGTTGTATTTGCGGTGGTAGTGACGCAAAGACTCAAGACCCTGGCGGCAATTGTCGCGATCGATGTAACAGCGCGGTATCAAAAGCCTTGCGGCATGGATGCCATCTTCAACTGGAAGGCGTGGGACGACGCGAAAGTTCAGCCCCAAATCATATGCAGTTTCTCGACGGCTTTTACCGCTGCCCATCTCACGCACTTCCAGATCATGCGGCCCATAGTGCGAGCCGTATGTGTAACCCAGGCTATGCAGGTGCCGCACATAGTGCGGCAGACCTTCGCCACGGTTTTCGTAGTAGTCGATAACCTGCACCTCACCGCGGCCCACGCTTTGCGTAAACCAGATCGCAGTGTAGTCATGCATTCCGATATCCCAGAACGTATCGACCTTATTAGCCGGATCGTGCGGGACGCTCGTAATACGTTTTTTGTCATCAAGATCCTGTAACTCTTTGCCAAAAATGCTGCCGGGTACGTTCGCAACCCAACTGCATTCGAACTCCTGATTGTACTGGTCGATCGTCATGGTCGCCTTGGCGGCTTCCAGTTCTTCCGCATCGAGCAATTGGGTTTCAGATGCCTTGTACATCTGGCGCGCCCAGCCCTTTGTGCTGGCGGCGGCTTCCCACAAATCGTGAAAGTAGTTGTGGCCCTGCGGCGTGCCGATGAACGTGCAACCGCCTTTCCTGTCGGACAGTGCCGGGCGGATGACTTCGGGAAAAATGCTTTCCGGCATATCCGCGACCTCGTCCATGACGGCAAAATCGAGGTAGATGCCTCTCAGACTTGAGGGATTTTCTGATCCCAGAAGGCTTATTCTGGCGCCGTTGGGCAGGTCGCAGCGCAGTTCCGTCTCATGGTACTTCGTGCCGGGTATCTTTCCGCTGAACTGCTTCAGATAATCCCAGGCGACGTTTTTTGCCTGGCGATACGTCGGCGCTATATACGCCAACCGCGGGTTGGGCTTCTGTTCCTCGATCGCGCGCTTCAGCAGATGATTGATGGCACAGACCGTCTTGCCGAACCGGCGATGCATGACCAGCACGTTGAAGCGGTTCTGATCCAGCATCTGGTGCAGTTCCCGCTGTAACGGGCGAGGCGTGTAATCGATCTCTATCGTCTTCAATGCACAAGCTCGCCGGCAGAGTCTTCCCAGCCCTCAAACGGCCCCATAAGCTGTTGCAGGAACCATTCAGCGGCCTCCTGGGTGTCAAAGCCCTCAAGCATCACGCACAAGCCTACCTTGCCCTCCATGTCGGGTACGCAGTAGGCGCTGTAATGCATCAGCCTCGGCCCATCACAGACTTCTTTTTCTTCTTCGGAAACCCGGCCTTCATGTTGGCGTAGGCTTTCGAACTTACGGTGGATTTGCTTTTCGGCCGGCTGGTGCCAGCTTTTTTGCGAGCGTTCATGTTTGCGTAGAGGCTCATGCTTTTTTCGCCTTGTTTCGTTTGCTGATTGCCGCCGCTTTGCTTTTGGCGTCGGCCTTGGATGAAGCGCCCCACGCGCGGAGAGAAAGAGAGAGACGCGTGGGGCGTCCCTTCGCATCGCGCATCGGCCCCTTCATGTTGCCCATGCGGGCGAGGAAGCTGGCGCGGCGAGGATTGTCGCCTTTCTTGACCGGCGGCTTCAGTGTGCCGGACTTGTAGCTGGCGCGGCCTTTGGCGTTTAAGCCGCCTTTCGGATTCTTGCCTTCTTTGCGGGTCCAGGCGGGTGATGCCATGTGGCGCTGCTCCGGTTCAGGCTCAGAGCGTCTGAGCCTCATTCTTCGATGTATTATCGTCTAGGGAAGCGGCGGGCGGTCTTGGGGGGGGAGGGGTAGGCATTTGCCGAAATCGGAAAAAAAATGGCACCCCCCCATCGCCAACGGACGCTAACCCATTGAAAACATTACGCTGACCTACTGATTATCTATCCGTGGACGCTGCGAATGCGTTGCAATTGCGGCATCGCGCGCGTATCGATAGCCGCCTCCGCCTACTTAAAAAAACTATTGTTTCGACGTGTCGTCAGCCACCAGCTTGATGACATCGGCCGGCTCAGACTTGCCTTGCTCCTGCTCGTCCGGCACGGCTCCCCACACCAGCGTCACTGGTCCGCTTTGCTGCTCGATGTCTTCCTTCTTGTGACGCACACCACGGGGCTGCATCTTCGCGAACGTCCACTTCTTGGTGTCAACCTCAAGCCGACGACGCTGCACTTCGGCGTTCATGTATCGCGGGTCCATGTCCGTCGGCAGCGGAGACGCCGCCAGGTCATGCATCTCGTCGCTCAGAACCTCGGCGCCGATCGCTCTCGCACGGCTGTACATATCGAACAGGTCTTCATCACGCTGCACCGCCTTCAGCACCGTGACCCAATGCGGCATGTTCTCGCCCTTGTCACACACCGAACGCAGCGACTTGCCCTTCGCGAGTTCGTCGCAGACTTCCTGCATCTTCGACTTCGTGACCTTGAACCGCTTGGTCATCATCCACCCATAAAAAAACCCGCCGAAGCGGGTGATTGGCGTCAGAACGCCACCATACAGAAAAATACCCACATTTAGTGTGCATCGTCAACACCAAACACTACATCTTGTACCACAACTCCAAAATAGCCCGCTCAAACCGCCGCTTGGCCGTCGCCGGGTGACAGCCCACCAAACCCGCCACACGGCGCCATGCTGGCCCTCTCTGCCGCCTCACTGCCGAATGGGCTACTGCCCATACCAAACGAGCGTCATCGGCCTCCAGCAGCCTTGTAAGCCGCAACGCAGCATCCCAGCGATCAACCTCACCCGCATCAGCCGGACTCGGTCGCACCTCGAACTCTCCATACCCATAAGCCAGCCCAGGATCAGGCAGATAAGTTGGCCAGGCCACGCGATACTTTTTCCGCATCACTCCCGGCATCTTCCGCTCAGTCTCAGCGGCTTCAAAGAACAAACCAACCAACCCATCGACATCGCCGACACGCTGCCGCAAGGCTTCAAATTCACCCATCATTGCGCACCTTCCGCCAACGTACTAGCCACGTTTACTGCGCACCAAGTGCGCGCCAAATGCGCAGCAAGCGCATTGGCGTGCGCGTGCGCAGTAAACTAGTACGGAATTTTTCTGCGCGCGCACTTTTTGCGCAGCTAATGCGCAGTAAGCGCGCAGTAACAGACCAAAAACAAACACCCCAATGTTCACCCATTGTTCACCCCCGGCAGCTTGTCATAATCAACGAATAATCCTTCATCAGATCGCCGGCGAACTGGGTTCTTGTACTCGTCTGAAAACAGGACGCCGGACTGTTGCCACGCTCGAATGATGGTTTTTGCAGCGCCATCTGCGATGCCCATTTGCACCAGCACTGTGCCGGCCCAACGTGCGGCAGACCTTTGGGTCCAGGTGTAGCGTTGGCCGTCGTCCAACCCCTCGCCAATCAGCAGCAAAGCACGTCGCGCACCATCAACGCCCAGCCCGTCAAATGGGTCAGGCGGCGACCAGGGCGCCAGAACGCCCACATAATCGCCTTGCATTAACTCAACCGAATGACGCTCGAACCACACCGCATCCGCGCTGGGTGCGCTCATATTGCCCTTCGCGTCGTCAACGCGGACGTACCACGACCGCCGCGCGGGCAGGATGTCGAAGCCTTCAGCCTCTTTGTCTGACATCGGTGTAATGGTCCGCGCCGATCGCACGGCACCGGCCAAAGCGCCGGCGCCTCGCGCAGTGTTTATGTCGCCGGCAGTTGCCACGAAACCAGACGGCGGTTTGCGTGTGTGATGGACAAGATCAATGGCCGCACCGCACCGCTTTGCTACATCAGCGAACACGTCCAGCACCGCATCGATCTGCTTGTTGTCGTTCTCTTCGGCGTAGTGGGCCTTTACGAGCGGATCGACCTGGAGCAGCCCGATGTCCAGCCGCTGCATCTGCTCGATGACCTGCTCCGCGGCCACTGTCGGCGCCACAATGCCGTCCACTGGCTCGGCGACAATCATCTTGCAGTCGCGGCCGCTATCGAGAAATAGCCAGCCTTCCAACTCACCGGGATCAATATCAAACTGCTCGCATATGGCCCACGCCCGCCGCAGCAGTTCGTCGCGCGGATCTTCAAGGTTGTAATGCCACACACGAACCCGCTCTCGTACTGGAACGCCCAGCAGGTCGCGCCCCGTCGCTAGCGCAATGGCTTCGGTCAGTTCCAGCGTGGTCTTGCCCACGCCACCCGGCGACACGGTAGCCGACACATATCCACGGATCAGATGCTTGCCATACAGCCACCGACGCGGCTCTACGCCGCGCATATCGGCAGCACTGAAGCCTGATGCCATAACGCGCACAATTCGCGTCTGGACCCCATCCAAGACCGCCTGACGGCCCTCAGAAACCCACACGTCGTTCCAGTCCAGACCGACGTCGTCCGGCATGACAATATAGTCGGGCTTCGCCTTCCTCGCACCGTCCATGCCCGCACCGCTCTC